GAGACCTTTGGTGTTGCGATTTTTACTGAGATTGCTTTTCCTCTAGCCATTTGTTTCCTCTTTCGTTAGTTGGTTTGGTTAATTGTATTATAGCGGAGGGGTCTGACATTTCTGCGACCCCTCCACTTCCTTATACTAGGGCTTCGTTGCTAACTGTTGTCCAACGAGTTTCCTTTGTTGGCATTTCCAGTAGCACACGCACCGAGCCAGATGCGTTAGGAATAATCTCCTTGATTACTCCAGTTTTCTTTGACTTTAGGGTGGTGAATAAATCGCCAACCTTGTAAGTGTATCCATTTACTGTCATTTTGCTTCCTTTCTGTTTAGGGTGTTATTGTATCATTAGGGTCTGACATTTATCAAGACCATGCGGTGTGATAAGCATCACAAGTATTCTGTTAGGTCGCCGTCCATAATTTCGTTCAGCTCTAAGCCTTCTGAGTCTGCGATAGCTTCCCATAGATCCATTTCATTAAAGTCTCCGTCTGGGTGTCTTTCGGATAAGATAGAATAAAGATTGTCCATTAGTAATCCTCCTCTGGTAGCCAAGCATTTAAGTGGTGTGCATCAATAATTGCTGATGCGGGTGCAGTAACCTGTCCACGCCATAACACGCCTTCAGGTAAAGCAATTTCACGATTGTAGTCCTCATCATAGAAAGCATCAATTGCTTCTATGCAAGGCTCAACCATAGAAAGCGGAACGGGTGGATAGTGATTACCTTGCAAGTGATAACCGATAGCAGTTTCTAAGTCTAATTCATTAGATAAATCTAATGCTGTATTGTATCCCATTATTCTGCCACCTTAAGAATTGCATAGGACCCGCCTGCATTAATTTCATCAAGGATAGGACCTAACTTTGGTGCGATTAATTCTTTTAGCATAGACTCTAGCATAAAGATACGAGTACTTTCTTCCATGTTTAGAATTTGTGCAGTTACTGGATGATTGTCTGCAAACTCTGTTACAAACTTTAGATTGTGTTCTACTAGCATTGTTTACCTTTCGTTGTTGGAATAAGAGTATTTTAGCATGGGCCACTGACAATTAGATAAACACGCCCAATGTTTATCTAATTTATTTTGTGATAAACTTCACAATTTCAGGGGTATTTTGGTACTTGACTTAAACTATGTTTTGCCCCCACGAATTTGGGGGCAGCTTAGTCGTTTGTCAAATCACCACGCCGTTTATGTTTGATCTTGCGTGTGTATTTTTTTTTATTGCGTACAGGTTGCGCCGCATTACTGCGACGCAATTCCTGTATGCGTTTTACTTTATCTCGAAGTGAAGTTTGGAACATTGTACCCACACGCTTCATGAAATCTAGTTACATCAAATCGTTCATTATCTTTCGCAAACATTTCCGCAAAATCATTTACGATTTTAGAAAATAAAGCGGGGTGCGTTTTATCGCTAGCAAACTTTAGAATTTCTGCGGTTGCTACATAGTCCTTACGTGTCATCATTTTGTTACCAACTTTCCTGAACGATAAAAGTGTTTGGTGTGCATTTTACCTGAAGGCTCTGACAAATTAACAGTAGAAAACTCATCTGCAAAACCCCAATCAGAAAAACTGCGGTATGAATTAACTGCATCTAAACAGTTATCAAAACGGGCTACCCAATGAGGTGGCTTTCCGTCATAGGAACAAGTTACTGCATAAAGATACTCTTTCTCCATTTTAGTAATCTCCAATTTCGTTAGTTACGCAATCGCATGGCTCGACATCATAGGAGTTTTCATCTCCCCAAAAAATTGCCCCAAATCCTAAGCAATCATCACACACAATGACGGAGATAGTTCCCTCGTCCATTACATCTAAGAAGTTTCCCATTTATAGTTTTCCTTTCGTTTGTTTGTTTTGTAATTATAGCGGAAGGGTCTGACAAATTAGTCAGACACCTTGACGGCAATCGTAGCCCAAAAATTAGCAATGTTACGAGTAGAGGAAACCTGAATAGCGTAAACCTCGTACCCCTCGCCATACCAAATGCCTTCACGCTTTTCTGCGTGTAGAATAGTGCCCTCATCATGGCGAGAGCGTGAGCGATAGTGTGTGCCTACAAGTAGGGCGGGAACAGTTATTACTTTTGCTGACATTAGTTGTCACCTTTCGTTTGGTTATGTATGGAATTATACACGAACGGACTGACATAAACTAATTACTAGCCAGTAATTTCACAATGTGAGACGCTCAAGTTATGTGATAAATCTCACAAATTTTCAGGGGTTATCCACAGATCTTCTTAAGTTATCCACAGCCCCCTCTCCTTTGGGGGCCAGCTTGACTATTGTCAAGCCGACACGCCGTTATTCTTCTAAACTATCTTGATAATCTAAAAGGCCTTGATGGTACATAACAGGATCACAATTAAAAAGAATTTCAGAGGCGGTAAAAGTAGAGTATCCAATCTTTACGGGTGGATAGCATTCATCTAACATAGAGTCGTAGCTTTCTTTTATCTCTAATTCTTTTTCAAAATCTGTTTTCATTTATTTACCTCCTTAGTAGCGATTAAATACGCTATACCAAAACCTACCATGGCACACAATAACACCGCCATTTACTTATCTCCAAACATGTTAAAGACTTCATCTAGTTGCTCATCTGTTAAGTGGTCTATCTGTATAGCCTTAACAAATCCGAACACATCTTCTTCTTCTGCCATTAGTTGCTCATACATTTCTTCTTCTTGTAGGTGTGCATACATGTCGCTTACATCTGCCTGAATTGTATCCCATTTAGTCATTAGTTATTCTCCTACCTTGATAGACATTACATTAGCGGTGAACTTCTTAACCTTGCCTAATTCGCTAGCGTTAAGAGATTGGATTAGGTGGTCAATCGCTTTAGGGTCATGCGCCACATTGTCAATAGAGATTAGTTTAGAGCCTTGCCAAATTGAGTAAGTGATAGTCATTGTCTGTTCTTCTTTCGTTAGTAGTTATAGTAGGAATTGTAGAGGATAGGGCTGACAAATGGTAGCGACACGCTCTTAGTTAGAGTGTGATTTAGAACACCATGTCTGGTGTATTGCTAGGTATCTACACTCTGAGCAGATAGCGTCTCCTAGTCGTGCTAGTAGTTGCTCTCTGCTTTCTAGAGAGTTTCTGTTTTCATGTATTGAGTTCATTTAGAACTCCTTTCTGTTTATCTAATACCTTTACTCTACAGGGGGTCACTGACAAATTCTAATCGAAATTCGGACATTAAGGACATTTATAAAAATAATCGCAAAAAATCATGTGATAAGGGTCACATCTGGGAGCACTATAGGGACAATTCGGACATTTCTATAGTGTGTATCATACAAATTAAAACTCTATTAACATTTCTTAAAATCTAATTCCTAGTTGACCAGAATGTAATAGTACGCTATTATAGATACATGGAAATATGGAAAGAAGTACCAGTAATTGTGCAACGTAATGGTTCATTCAAGCCACATGGATACGAAGTATCTAATTTAGGGCGGGTAAGAACCAAGAAGCAAAGATATGGAAGACCTAGAAAAGATACAGGTAAAAGACAGGATCTTCTTGTATATCGATATGTAAATGGAAGACCAGATCAAGTTGGTTATATCCAATATGAGCTATATGATGAAAACTCAAAGAGAAAAAATATCCGTGGACATGTACTTGTTATGCAAGCATTTGTTGGCATACCAAATCCTGGTCAAGTAGTTTGTCATTTTGACGATGTCAAAAATAATAACACCTTGGCTAACTTGAGATATGACACTCAAAAGAATAATCTGGCAGATGCCAGGAGAAATAAATTTTTGCAAACTATTGACCTATAAAAATCTTCCATGTTACAATTGGAAAGGTTTCGGGGGTTACACTAAGAACTCAATATGCCAGATGTATTGCATATGATCTTTGTGAACTTTCTCTACTTTCCTTTAAGTTAAAAAAAGGGGGGTAGGGGGGGTTTGCTAAAAATCTAATTTCCAGATGAAGTATTAAAAAAAATATTATATTAACATTATATAAGACTAAAATCTTAGTCAACTAAAATAATAGAGAGAAGCAAAATAATGGCTACAAAAAAAGCGGGAAAAGAAGTAGAAAACACCACTTGCTACACATATAAAGTAGAGATGTTAATTCAAGTCCTTGCTAAGGATGAACCAACAGCTTTGGATCAATTAGAAAAATCTGGTGGCTATGTTACAGATAGACAAGTTACTCTAATGGATAGTGTTGCTTTATATAATGGTGAAAAGGGATAACTTTTTATCTCCCGCCCTTTTAAGGGGTAGGATGTGGTGATACCACCAAATAACCCTGTTAGGGCCTTAAAACCCTCTCAGGGTATTTTTATGGGGTATTATAGGAAATAGCTAAGATGTGAAAATGGGGTCTCTTCTCGCCGAAGCACTTTTTTCGCACTAATTGCACTATATGACCGATATGTCCTATATTATATGCATATATAACAAGAAACCCAATCAGAGGCGAATTGGGTTCTTTATATCTTGCGATATATGTACGTAGGAACATGTGGGATGCTACAACTACGCACAATTCAATTGTAAAATAGCTTTTATTCTAAGTCAACTGTTTTTAAAATAAAGTTTGCTGACCATCTTCGTCTGGTGCAGAGTATGATGGGGCGGGTCCAAGAAGGTACCCTTCCTCATGATATGAAACCATCTTAGATACATCCTCTGGCCCAACTAGTTTATTTGCAATAATTGTTAATAGGTCATATATACGGTGTAACATAATATAATTAACCATTGGTAGGTTATCTTCTAATGCTGAGGATTTTTCTTCATTTGTCATCTGGTCTACCTAAGTCTTCCCAAAATTTTTCCCGCCCCATATTATCAGTTGGAATAATAGGGGTGCTGTTACATTGGCAATCTTTATCACATGTCATTTTTAACCTTTTTCATAGTCTTTATAATTTCGTCATAAAAACCAAATCCTATAAATTTTTTATATTCACAAGATAGGCAATACAAGTATACCTCGTCTTCATTTGTCTGATTAGGAAGAAGAAGACCTTGATCTAGTGGGCAAACCAATCTAGGAACAAGGCCTTCTTCAGAAAGTGCTATGTATTGAGATACTTGCTGTATCCTACGCATTTTCTCCTACTTCAAGGTAGTTGGGAATTTAGTATAAAATTCCTTCGCTCTTGGGGTTAGACCCTTCCAAGCTGACCAATTTGTACCGCCCTTGGTCATATAGTACGTTATCTCTGCGTTTATTACTGGATCAAATAGTAGTACATTTGATCGCAGGTCAAATTTTTCTTTACGAGCAACACCAAGGTTTCCCAACATGTTGATCTGAAAAATTCCATAGGAACTGTCTCCAGTATTCCTGTTGCCATTATATGCTAGTGGGCGTCCACTGGACTCCGTCTTTGCAATGGCCCAAGCCGTTCTAAGGGCTTTTCCTTCAAAACCTACTGCTGCCAGTAGTTCTTTCAATTCAATGTCTGAAAGCTTTTCCGAAGGCTTGTAAACAGTATTGCTGTACTTCTCTAAGGTTTCTTGCTTAAGTTGTACTTCTGTCTTTGGTTCTACTTTTAAAGCTTGAGCGGGGATCACGGTATTGTTTGTAAATAGGAATAATGTTATCATTACTACTACAGTCGTACTGTGAGCAAAATCGCTTAGCTTTTGCTTTATATTCTCCATTGGCATTTCCTCCTTTAGAGATAACGAACTATAATCTTAACATTGTCAGTAAGTTACTGTCAAGTCAGTTGACCAGAAAGATATTATGGATATTTCATTTTCTACGCCAATAAGTAACCTAAAAACTTCAAATGGTTACGGTCATGCTGCGTCAAGAATAGTAGATTCATTAAAAAGATTAGGTCATAATGTACCATTTCAGGACGCAAGGGCGGATGTTCAATTAAATTTTTCTCAGCCTGTGTATTATAAGTTACACAGAAATCAGTATCAAATTAGTTATACACCATGGGAATCAACAGTTGTCCCAAAGGAATGGTTTGAGTATTTAGACGCATGTAATGAAATATGGACAACTTCAGATTGGTGCAAAGAAGTTTTTGAAGCAAATGGAATTAAAGATGTTAAAGTTTTTCCACATGGTATTGATCCAATATGGAGACCAAAGAAAAGAAAGCTAGAACATGGTAGACCAATAAAATTTTTGCATGTTGGTGAGCCAGCACCAAGAAAAGCAGGACAAATGGTGGTAGACGCATTTACAGCTTTGTATGGAAATAACCCCTTTTACTCTTTAACCATAAAAGCATATAAGAGCAATACTACCCGTATCTATAATAACTATATGGATAAAAACATAATCGGTGTTCCAGATGAAAAGTTTAGTAATATAAAAATAATTACAGAAGATATGTCAGAAGAAGAACTGGTAAAACTTTATCATGACCATGATGTTTTAATTTATCCAAGTTATGGTGAAGGATTTGGGTTTATTCCATTTCAAGCACTTGCTACTGGTATGCCAGTAATTTGTACAGATGGTTGGGCCCATTACGATAAGTATCTTGGTCCACTAAAATTAAAATCAGATTTAGTTAAATCACCTTGGCCAGTTCATGAAGGTAAAGTTTTTGAACCAGAGTATCAACATCTACTTGAGCTTATGAGAGATGTTTCAATCAACTACAATGGATATGCTGGATATTACTTCGCCCAGTCAACTAAACTTCATGAAGAATATAATTGGGATCGGTTGACTAATAAGGCCTTTGAGCATATTTTTAAAAAGTTTTCTTAAGGCCTTCCCCACTATAATAAAGTTTGATACACTTAGACTTCATTCAAATTTAATCAATCCGTTAGGCGGAAGAAAAGGTGTCACTAAAAATGTCAAGAACTATTGAAAACCCGTACGAAAACTTTATTGCTTTGTCTCGCTATGCAAGATGGATGCCAGAGCAAAATCGTCGTGAAACATGGGGTGAGACAGTAGATCGTTATTTTGACTATATGCTAGGACATCTAGATAAGAATTATAGCTATAAGCCAGATGCAAAGATTGTTGAAGAACTTCGCAATGCTGTATTTAATCGTAATGTTATGCCATCAATGCGATCAGTAATGACTGCAGGTGCTGCATTAGATAGAGATCATGTTGCAGGGTATAACTGTTCATTTGTTCCAGTAGATAATCCAAGATCATTTGATGAAACAATGTATATCTTGATGTGTGGAACAGGTGTTGGATTCTCTGTTGAGTATAAGTATGTTAATAAGCTTCCTGCCGTCCCAGATTCATTAGAAAAGTCAAACACAGTTGTCATTGTTGAAGATTCAAAGCAGGGCTGGGCTAAAGCATACCGTGAACTACTTGCATTGCTATGGTCAGGACAGATTCCAGCAATTGATGTTAGCAAGTTGCGACCAGCAGGCGCAAGACTAAAGACTATGGGCGGAAGATCATCAGGTCCACAACCGCTAGTTAATCTTTTTGATTTTACAATTGCAAAGTTTAAGTCTGCAACAGGACGTCAGTTAAAGCCAATTGAGGCACATGACATTATGTGTAAGATTGGAGAGATTGTAGTTGTTGGCGGAGTTCGCAGATCAGCAATGATTTCTCTTTCAAATATTAATGATATTGAAATGGCTCAAGCCAAGTCAGGTAACTGGTGGGAGAATAACTCACAGCGTGCATTGTCAAACAACTCTGTTGCATATTCTCGCAAGCCAGAGATGGAGCAGTTTATTGCAGAATGGAAATCTTTATATGATTCAAAATCAGGAGAACGTGGAATTTACAATGTTGCAGCAGCACAAGCACAGGCAGCAAAGTACGGACGAAGAGATCCAGAGATTCATTATGGAACAAACCCATGTTCAGAAATTATTCTACGACCTTATCAGTTTTGTAATCTTTCAGAAGTCGTATTACGTGAAAAGGACACAGTTGAAGATGTCAAAAATAAAGTTCGCCTTGCAACAATTCTTGGAACGTGGCAGTCAACATTAACTGATTTTAAGTACCTTCGTAAAATTTGGAAGGACAATACAGAAGAGGAGCGTTTGCTAGGAGTATCTTTAACTGGACAATTTGGACATAAGTTTTTTTCTGGTAAAGAAGATATTAATAAATTAGAAAAGGTTTTAGTAAGCCTTCGTGAGTCAGCAAGAGATGTAAACAAGTCTGAAGCCAATAAGATTGGAATTCAGGAATCTGCTGCAATCACATGTGTAAAGCCTTCAGGAACTGTTTCACAGCTTGTAGGAGTTTCTTCAGGAATGCACCCATGGCATTCAGATTATTATATTCGTACAGTTCGTGGAGACAAGAAAGATCCAATTTCTACATTCTTAAAGGAAGTCGGAATCCCAGTAGAAGATGATGTAATGAAGCCAAATGATACATACGTATTTTCATTTCCAGTTAAAGCACCAGAAGGCGCAATTGTTAGAAATGATTTAACAGCACTTGATCATTTAAAGACATGGCTAGTTTATCAGCGTGCATGGTGTGAGCACAAGCCATCAATTACAGTATCTGTAAAAGAAGAAGAGTGGATGGAAGTTGGTGCTTGGGTATATAAGCATTTTGATGAGGTATCTGGAATTTCATTCTTGCCGCATTCAGATCATACATATAAGCAGGCTCCATATCAGGAAGTAGACAAGCAAGAATATCTAGATTTGCTTTCAAAGATGCCAAAAGATATTCGGTGGGAAGATTTATCTTTCTACGAGACAGAGGACGGGACTAGCGGCTCACAAACCCTAGCCTGTACTTCTGACGGAAACTGTGAGATTGTAGATATTTCAGCTTAATGGTAGAATAATAGTATTGGGGGAAATACCCTCAAAATTCTGGGCACAACGCCCAAAATTGGAGATGATCAAATGAACAGAGATCTAAACAAGGACGGAAAGGTTACAATGACAGAGGAAATTTTAGCAGCGCTAGGAACATATGCACGAGCATTTCTTTCAGCAGCAATTGCTTTGTACATGACTGGAAATACAAATCCAAGAGATTTGCTAATGGGTGGCGTTGCCGCCGTTGCTCCAGTAATTTTGAAGGCTCTTAGCCCAAGTAATAAAGAATTTGGCTTTAAGTCAGCCAAGTAATTAAACACGATTAGGATTGCTCCTATGCTAAAATGAGCATAGGAGTTTTCCTATTTAGGAGTACTAGTAAATGGCAGGACAAAAAAATTGGGAAGTAGATCAAAATGCTACTTTCTCGTTTATCGTTGAATACAAAGATCCAGAAGGCGATCCTATAGATCTCACTGGAGCTTCCGCTAAAATGCAGGTCCGTGATACAAAAGGCGGAAGCAAGTTAGCGTTTACATTAACTTCACCTAGCGGTGGAATAACGATTGATCCTACCAATGGCCAGCTCACAATTAGGATGACACCTACCCAGACAAACAAATTGTTTTTTCCAAAATCCTCATACGATATTATGCTTACTGACTCAAACTCAAATAAGGTTAAGATACTTGAAGGATTTATGACATTATCAAGGTCGGTGACAATATAATGGTAGATTTAGTAACGTCTATATCATCTAGAAATCAAGTTACAGTAACAGTTCCTGGACCACAAGGCCCAAGAGGAAAAACAATATTAAATGGATCTGGCGTACCAGCAAATAACTTGGGGCTACAAAATGATTATTACTACGATACAGTATCAAAAATATTTTATGGTCCAAAGCCATCTGACGTAACATGGTCTGGTGCAGTAACAGTTACTTTGGGGCCTGGCGCTGCTGGAAATTACGCACATACAGCAACATGGGAAATTGGTTCCGTAACAGGCCCAGTCAATGAAATTTATTCAAAAGCAATAACACATAACTTAGGTTTCTATCCTAATGTAACAATTAAGGATAGTGCAGGAAATATATTAGAAACAGGAATAGACTATAATAGTCTTAACCAAATAACACTTACGATGGCTCAACCATTCGGAGGGACAGCTTACCTGTCATAAGGAGAAAAAAATGGCAAGAAAATTTGTAGTAGGCATTGACCTCAATAAGAATGAGTTGCAAAATGCCAGAATTCAAAATTTATCAACAGCACCAGCATCACCAGTTGTTGGTCAAATTTACTTTGATACAGTCCTTGGATATTTACGTTCATGGAATGGTTCAGCTTGGATTAACACAAGCACAGGAGCTCAAGGTACTACTGGTGCACAGGGAACACTTGGTGCACAAGGTACTCAAGGAACTGAAGGAGCACAAGGCTCCGCTGGAGCACAAGGTTTAGATGGTTCTAATGGAACTCAAGGCACTGAAGGTGCACAGGGAACAGAAGGCGCTCAAGGTGTTGAAGGAGCGCAGGGCACCGAAGGTATACAAGGCGTTCAAGGTACAGAAGGAACTCAAGGAGCGCAAGGTACCGAAGGTGCACAGGGCACACAGGGAACAGAAGGCGCACAAGGAACACAGGGTGCCGTTGGTGCTCAAGGTCTTGAAGGGTCACAGGGTGCACAGGGTGCCGAAGGTAACTTTGGTGGTATCACAGTTGTTTACAACTACGATGACACCGTTACAATGGCAGACCCAGGCGACAACAATGCTCGCCTTAACAACGCAAACTTAACTCTAGTTACACGTCTTGCATTGGATGATAATCCTGCTGATGGTAACTACGATGTCTCTAACTTCTTAACCACTATCGATGATTCCACATCTACCATCAAGGGTCACGTAAAGGTATCTAAGAAGTTTGATACTGCTACTTTTGCACTCTACACAATCTCTGGCGTTACAGACACAGCGCCAAACTGGTTTGATGTAGAAGTTGCTTACGTATCTGGTAACGGAACCTTTACTGATGGAGATGCTTTACTCTTCACATTTGCTCGTACTGGTGATGTCGGTGCTCAAGGTACCCAAGGTACTGAAGGAGCACAGGGCGTACAAGGTACAGTAGGCTCTCAAGGAACTCAAGGCACACTAGGTGCACAAGGAACCCAGGGAACACAGGGTGTACAGGGCGTAGAGGGTGAACAGGGAACTCAAGGTACTGTTGGCTCTCAAGGTACAGTTGGTAGCCAAGGTACAGAAGGTTCACAAGGAACAACTGGAGCTCAAGGTACACAGGGAACTGAGGGAACTCAGGGCGTAGAAGGTTCACAAGGTACACAAGGTGTACAGGGAACTGAAGGTGCACAGGGAGTACAAGGATCTGAAGGAACACAGGGTACACAAGGAACTCTAGGTGCTCAGGGAACCCAAGGAACTCAAGGAGCGCAAGGCCTAGAAGGTCAACAAGGCTTACAAGGTGCTGAAGGATCATTTGGTGGTGTAACTGTTGAGTACAACTACGACTCATCAACAACAATGGCAGATCCAGGCAATACATACATCCGCCTTAACGCTGCTCCTGCATCTGCAACACACCTTGCAATTGATGACATTAACGCTGCGTCCGTAGATATTCATCCATATCTACAGACAATTGATGACTCTACTTCGACAATCAAGGGTCACGTAAAAGTTTCGCTCAAAGCAAATACTGCAGTATTTGCTATGTATGCAATCAACTCAATGGTTGATTACGCTACATACTTTGATATTGACATTACATACTTGTCTGGTTCTGGTTCTTTCACAGATGAAGACGATGTTCTTTTAACATTTGCTCGCACTGGTGACGTTGGTGCTCAAGGTACCCAAGGAACTGAAGGCGCACAAGGCGTTCAAGGAACTGAAGGAACTCAAGGCACACAGGGAACACTTGGAGCCCAAGGCACACAAGGTACTCAAGGAGTACAAGGTGTCGAAGGTACACAGGGAACTCAAGGCACTCAGGGTACACAGGGAGTCCAAGGTTCTGAAGGAACACAAGGAACCCAAGGTACAGTAGGTGCACAAGGAACTGAAGGTGCTCAAGGTACTCAAGGTACAGCAGCTCTCTGGAACTTCAGAGGCGCTTACGGCCCAGGAACATCTTACGCAATTGGGGACGTAGCAACTTATCAAGGACAAACTTGGTACCGCATCGATGCTCATGGTGGCAACGTTGGAGACACTCCTTCAGAAGGAACCTACTGGACACTACTTTCTGCACAGGGAGTACAAGGTACCGAAGGAACTCAAGGTGCTGAAGGCGCACAAGGTACTGTTGGTTCTCAAGGAACTGAAGGTGCACAGGGTACTATTGGATCTCAAGGTACTGAAGGTACTCAAGGAACCCAAGGAACACAAGGTGTACAAGGCGTACAAGGAACAGAGGGTACACAAGGTACTGAAGGACACTCTGATCGCTACAAGACAACCTCTTCTACAACACGTTCGATTGCAGTAGCAAACAACGTAAGTTTTGTGCTGGCTGATCCAGATCTTTCATACTCAGTGGGTCAAGATGTAGTAGTTGCTTACGATGTAAACAACAACATGTCTGCTACTGTAGTAAGCTACACATCAGGAACTAACACGCTCGTTGTAAATGTCAATGACGTCAGAGGTTCAGGAGAATACTCTTCTTGGTCTGTCAACCTTGATGGTGCTACTGGTGTACAAGGCACAACTGGTGCCCAAGGAACACAAGGCGTACAGGGTACAGAAGGTACTCAGGGAACCCAAGGTACACTAGGTGCACAAGGAACTGAAGGTGCACAGGGTACTATTGGATCTCAAGGTACTGAAGGAACCCAAGGAACCCAAGGAACACTTGGTACTCAAGGAACCGAAGGTGCTCAAGGTATTTCAGGACAGCTTGGAACATATGCAGAAACAATTACTCCAGCAAGTCCATATACAGCAACATCATTTAACATAGATCATAACTTAAATTCAACAGATATTCTTGTTACGGTATGGGAAATATCATCTGGAGCAGAAGTTGTAACAGATGTAATAAAGTCCAACGCAAACAGAGTGGCAATTGCATTTGCAGTAGCGCCAGTATCTGGAGAAACTTACAGAGTAGTAGTAAAGGCTTAAATAAATGGCTAAAAAGTTCTTAACTCCGATCACGTTGGTTAATATGGCTTCCGACCCAGTTAACCCAACAATAGGACAAATGTATTTTAATACACAGGAAAGAACTATTAAAGCTTATAACGGAGAAGTTTGGTATGAGGTGGCTGGTCCAAAAGCAATTTTGGACCATACACACTACACAGACGGTGGTATTAGAACTGTCGATTATGGAAACTATGCATCAGATAATGACTACATGGTTTCCATAAACGGCGGTGGATCAACAACAGTATTTAATGATACAATAGACGGGGGAACAGCATAATGGCAATTAGAATTCAATTAAGAAGAGACTCATCCAGTAACTGGACTACAAACAATCCACTACTATATCCAGGTGAAATGGGTATTGAGACAGACACAGGCAAATTTAAAATTGGTCCTGCAGTAAATGCCCCAACTGTTGGAACAGCATGGAATAGCATTACATCATACTCCAATATTACCCCGTCAGGATTACAAAGCTCACTTGGAGACTACGTGCCAACAACTGACGTAGGAGTTAAGGGCGGATTAGTAGAAATGGATGCAAGCGGAAATGCATTAATTCTAGGTCCAGGATTCATTGTAGAAGGTACAACAGACAATACAAATGAAACAACTGTAGTATTTACAGATCCTACAGCAGATAGAACAATTACATTCCCAGATGCTACTGGTACAGTAGTATTGGCAGATTCAACAAATACACTAACAAACAAGACTTTAACAAGCCCAACAATTTCAGGCTTGTATCTAAGTGATGCAAATATTGTATTTGAAGGTACAACAGCAGATTCATATGAATTAACATTAACAGCAGGTGAGCCTGGAGGAGATCGTACATTAACATTGCCAGATGCAACAGATACACTTGTTGGAAAAGCAACAACAGATACTTTAACAAATAAGACTCTCACATCTCCTAAAATTAATGAAAACGTAGAGCTATTAGCAACATCTACAGAATTAAACATTCTAGACGGCGCAACTTTATCTACAACTGAACTTAATTATGTAGATGGCGTTACATCAGCAATTCAGACTCAGATTGATGGAAAGATCTCAGCATCAAGCACAGACACCCTTACTAATAAGACATTAACCTCTCCTAAGATTAACGAAGATGTTGCTCTTACAGCAACTGCTACAGAGCTAAATTATGTTGATGGAGTAACATCTGCAATTCAGACACAACTAGATGCCAAGGCTTCATTATCTGGAGCAACATTTACAGGAGCAGTTTCTGGAACAAGCTTAACGCTTTCTGGAGACCTAACAGTTAATGGAACTACTACAACATTAAACTCAACAACAATATCCGTTGATGATAAAAATATTGAACTAGGCTCAGTTGCTACCCCCTCAGATTCTACAGCAGATGGCGGTGGAATAACATTAAAGGGTGCAACAGATAAAACTTTCAATTGGGTTGATGCCACAGACGCATGGACTTCATCAGAGCATATAAATCTTGCTTCAGGAAAGTCGTTATATTTAAACGGCACACTGCTAAAAGATACTGCAGAGACTCTTACAAATAAGACTCTTACAACACCAACAATTAATGGAGGAGAATTTACGGCTACTGGTGGAACTCCACGGATTCATGGAATATACCTTCCAGAACCACATGTTATTACATTTGAAGGTGCAACCAATAATGAGTTTGAAACAGTTTTAACAACTGTAGATCCTACAGCAGACAGAACAGTAAGTCTACCAGATGCTACCACAACTCTTGTTGGAAAAGATACTACAGATACATTAACAAATAAGACTTTAACAAGTCCTAAGATTAATGAGGATGTAGCGATTACAGCAACTTCCACAGAGCTAAATTATGTAGATGGAGTAACATCAGCAATTCAAACACAACTAGATGGCAAGGTAGATGAGTCATTATTTGACACAAAGGGAGATATTTTAGTTGCTTCAGCTGATAATACTCCAGCTAAGCTTGCCGTTGGTACAAACGGGTATTTGCTCACAGCAAACTCAGCTGCAACTAATGGGGTTGAGTGGGCGGCAGCACCAATCAGTCTTCCTTCTCAATCAGGAAATTCAGGTAAGTACCTAACAACAGATGGAACATCTGCTTCATGGGGAACATTAGTAGTACCAATTGTAACTGGAACAGACACTGTTACTGGAAATACAGTAGAAACTGTAGACACCACAGCATTGTCAGCATTTACATCAATTGAATATATGGTTTCATTAAAGCAGGCTACAAATAATAAGACAAGAACATCCAAGGTTCTTGTTCAAACAGATGGAACATCTGTAGATATGACAGAGTTTGCAATTACAGAAACTGGTGGAACAATTGCAGGAGTAGTTGTTTCAGCTGCAGTAGCTTCAACAGATGCAGTATTACAGGTAACCGTAACAGATGCAGCAACAAATAACGTAACAGTCAAATTCAGCAAAGTATCACTTTAAGGGGTAATTAATGTCTAATAAAGACTTTAAGGTAAAGAATGGATTAGTTATTCCCTCACTTTCTACAGCGGGAATTGTAAAAACTGATTCATCTGGCGTTATAAGCTCTTCGGCCACCCTAGCAATTTCAGAAGGTGGAACAGGACAGACAACCGCTGGAAATGCCTTAAACGCCCTGCTACCCCTTCAAACAGGTAACATAAATTACTACCTACAGACAAATGGTACAACTACACAATGGAATCAAGTCTTATCTACAGCTTATCAAACATCTGAACCATCTTCTCCAGTTACTGGACAAATTTGGGTAGACTCTGATTCATCTTCAGATGCATTTAGTCCAACAATTTACACTCGTCAGACATTTACTGCTACAGCAGCACAAACTGTATTTACAACTACAAATACATTTACAGATGGATACGAGCAGGTATTTTTAAATGGTGTCCTACTTGCTAGAACATCTGATTATACAACCTCAAATTCAAATACAATTACATTAGGATCTGGGGCGGCAGTAAATGATATCCTTGATGTAGTAATAATAGTTCTTCTTTCTCCTACTAATACATATACACAGGCAGAAATTAATTCAGCAATTTTAACTGCCGTCCCTTCCCAAACTGGGAATAGCGGCGAATATTTAACAACAAATGGAACAAGTACATCTTGGGCCACAATTGATTTATCATCTTATCTAACATCTTCAACTGCAGCATCAACTTATGCTACAATTACAAGAGTTAACGATATTGAAATAGCAAACATAATGGGAGCATACTAATGGCAAATACAGCAAAATCATTATTTAGAGGAGCGGCTACAACAAATACCGCTACAGTTTTATACACAGTTCCAACTACATCAACAACAACAGTTGTAACAAATATTGCTGTCACAAATACTGCTGCATCAGCAGGAACATTTACACTTGCCATTGATGGAGTAGCATTGCATACAACAACAGCAATTGCAGCAAACACAACAGTTTATATTGATTGCAAACAAGTAATTCCAGCAAATGCTACACCAAAGACAATTACAGGCGGAGCATCTGCTACAACAATTAATCTTCATATCAGCGGAATGGAGATTGTATAATGGGTATTAATGTAATTCTTGCGCCAAGCGCAGTAATTAACCTAGTAGGGGTGACTAAATAAAATTATGGCTAAAGTTGTTAAAGTATATGATGGAACAGCATGGCAAGATCTTGCTATTTCTACCCCCGTTGGTGCACAAGGAACTACTGGTACACAGGGTACAACTGGAACTACTGGTGCACAGGGAACTACGGGAACTCAGGGAACAACTGGAACACAAGGCACTACTGGTACACAGGGTACAACTGGAACTACTGGTGCACAGGGAACTACGGGAACTCAGGGAACAACTGGAACACAAGGCACTTCAGGTACTTCAATTCTAGGAACAAGTAATACATGGACTGGTACAAACAATTTCTCGGCGGCTGCCACTCTTACTGCTCCTATAGTCATCTCTCCTGAAGAGCGCACTACTATTTCAGCAACTGCTGCTACTGGAACAGTACAGTTTGACGCTGATACTCAGGGTGTTTTGTACTACACAACTAACGCTTCTGCTAACTGGACTCTCAACGTCCGTGGTACTTCTGGTACAACTTTGGCTTCAAAATTAGCAACTAATGATTCTTTAACAATTTCATTTTTAGTAACACAAGGTGCTACTGCATATCGACACACAGCATTAACTATTGATGGTAATGCACAGACTGTTTTATGGTCTGGAGGTACAACACCTGCAGCAGGTAACGCATCTGGAGTAGATGCTTACTCATTTACTATTATTAAAACCGCAGCAACCCCGACCTACACCGTTTTTGGTGCTGGTCCAATCAAATACGCTTAAGGAGATATAGATGCCATTTTTTAACCCTGTCGGTGGGGGTGGAGTTCCTTTAGCAACTGTTACTGGAACCACTGGTTCACCCAATGTTAATACATCTGCTCGTCCAGGTAAAACTATTTACACTTTTACTGGTTCTGGTAGCGTAACTATTGGTACTGCTGGCACTTGTGAGATTTTAGTTATCGGTGGTGGAGGTGGAGGAAGTTTTGGTGGCGGCGGTGCTGGAGGATTCCTTTATAATACTTCTGCATTTTTGCCTGCTGGTTCAAATACTGTAACCGTTGGTGGTGGTGGTACAAATGCAAATACCACTGTCTCAATAACAGGAACCAATGGTTCAACCTCACGCTTGGGTAGTTATTTTTCTCCAGGCGGCGGAGGCGGTGGCGGTAACCTCTCACAATATGGCGCTGTTGGAGGTACTGGAGGCTCAGGTGGCGGTAGCGGTGGATATAACAGCAGTCTAGGTGTAAATATAGACCCAGGTGTAGGCATTTCAGGCTTAGGCAACAACGGTGGTGGTGGAAATGGCTCAGGTAACGGCGGCGGTGGCGGTGGAGGTGCAGGTGGCGGTGGTTCATCTAGTCCTGGCGGCAACTCAGGTGGCGCTGGTGGTTCTGGCACAGCAAACTCAATTACTGGTTCATCTGTAACAAGAGCAGGTGGCGGCGGTGGTTGGGGTCCAGTTAGCCCAGGTGCTGCTGGTTCTGGTGGTGGTGCTGCTGGAGCAACAGGTACTAACTCGACCAACGGAACCGCTAATACAGGCGGTGGCGGTGGTGGAGGAAATCCAGGCAGTCTTGGTGGTTCAGGTCTAGTGATATTGGTGGTTGGATAATGGCACACTTTGCAAGAATAGAAAATAACATCGTTCGTGAAGTAATCGTGGTAAACAATGAAGTTTTACTTGACTCCGAAGGAGTTGAACAAGAAGACATTGGTGCTGCATTTTGCGAAGAACTGTTTGGCGGTACTTGGATTCAAACTTCCTACAATAAAAACTTTAGGAAACATTATGCTGGTGTTGGTATGACGTACGACCCAGTTGCTAATGAGTTTGTTATTCCAGAAGTAATAGAACATACAGAATAAAACTGTTCCTGATCATGAATTTAAGCTTCTCATGTTTTAATAAAGATGGTATAATATGTATAGGTTTTGTTTGTAAATAAATGGAGGTATTATAAAATGGCTATATCAGTATTTCCTGCCGCCAGTGGCGGCGTAACTCGTAAATCTGTAACATTTACATCCTCTGGAACATTTACTTTGCCAGCAGGTTATGACTCAAACAATCCACTTGTCTGTGAAGTTTACATTCAAGGCGCTGGTGGAGGGGGCGGTTCAGGTGGCTTCAACTCCAACCAAGGCAACGGTGGAGGAGGAGGTGGTGCGGGTTACTGTATGTACTTGCCATCTTTTGCTGCTACTTCTAACGTAACAGTAACTATTGGAACTGGTGGAGCAGGTGGTGCCGCTCAATCTTCTGCAAACGCAATAGGAAATAATGGAACTGCTGGCGGAAACACAAGTTTTGGAAGTTACACAGCGCCTGGCGGAGGTCGTGGAGGTGCTGGTGGTTATGATACTACTGATGGTAATAATGGTGGAAATATAACCCTAGGTGCATCTACAATTTATGGTGGAAGTACAAACTTTGCTGGCAAACCAAATGGCGGTCAACGCTCTGGCGGAGGTGGTGCTGGCGGAGGTGGTGCTGGTCATTACGCTGGAGGTGTTTGGGGCTACGGAGGACAAACAGGTTTTGACTTTGTTGCAAACGCTTCAGGCAACCAATTAAAAATAAAAAGAACCAATAGAGTAGAAAATGGTTTTGGACAAGCAGAAATAAATTATCAAAGTTATCCAGATATGACTGTCTCTGGGTACAGAGGCTTTGAGCCAACCTCTGCAACAGAGTTATTACTTTATGTTCCAGGCGGTGGAGGCGGTGGCGGTTGGTCATCTACTACCAATAGAGGTGCTGGTGGTGGCGCAGGTACTGCAATTGCAGGAGGTGCTGCTGGCGGAAACAATGTCGGTGGTGCTGGTACTGGAGAAACGGCAACTGTACTTGGTGCTGGCGGTGGTGGTGGAGGAGGTTGCTCTCAAGCAGCATCGTCTGGCGCAGGTGGCGCAGGAGCCAATGGCTCCGTAACAGTTATTTATTGGTCATAAGGAGATATATAAATGCCTAACTATGCAATTATTGAAAACGACAAAGTACTTAATGTAATCGTTGCTGACTCTGCTGAACTTGCTGCAGAACTAACTGGCAAAGAAGTTGTCGAAGCAACTGATGGATTATGGATTGATTGGACTCGTACTAATGGAGCCTGGTCAGCACCAGTTGAACCAGAGGTAATTATCGAACCAGAACCAGAGGTAGCTGAATGACTAAAGCAAGAGTAAATGCAGACAATGCATCTGCTGATATTCAAGGAGTAACAGCAGGTACAGGATTAACAGGTGGTGGTACATCAGGTACTGTAACACTTGATGTTGATACAACAACAATTCAGGCTCGTGTTGCAAATGTAACCGATACTGAGATTGGCTACCTTGATGGAGTTACTTCTGCTATTCAGACTCAGATAGATACCAAGGCTTCTGCCTCAGCAATCACAGATGCAACAACTACAACTGCTGCACGTGGTGCTGGTTATATGGGTGTACCACAGAGTTCTGCTGCTACAACTGGTTCATACACCATTGTCGCTGCAGATGCTGGTGAGCATATCTACTCAACTGCTACTCGTACAATTACAATCCCTGCTAACGCATCAGTTGCCTTCCCAGTTGGTACTGCAATTTCATTTGTAGCAGCAACTGGAGCAACTGTAACTATTGCAATTACATCTGACACTTTACTTCTTGCAGGTGCTGGAACTACAGGTTCTCGTACACTTGCACCATTTGGTATGGCTACTGCTATCAAAATCACAAGCACGTCTTGGATTATTAGTGGAAACGGATTGACGTAATGGGTGCTATTCAAACTGCATTGATTGGTTCGTTTGTCAAACCTAAACCAGTTGTAACAGGTGGAACACTCACATCTGATGCGACTTATTACTATCGTACTTTTACTGCAAACGGAACTTTGGGTGTTACTGTAGATACATTAAGTTTTAATTATGTA